GACAAGTCCAGACCAAGGATCTGACATCAAAGAAACTTTAGATGAAGTGGCTATTGCTGTAGCTAATGCATCGTGGCAGGTGATAATAACTGAAGGATCATCAGAATGATCGTGTACCGGGTTAGACTTAATTTTTAAGCATTGCCCTTCACCATCGCCATCATTTACATAAAGATAACCACCTGCGTACTGGTTCAAAGTGAGGTCAGTTCCTGCTGTTTCTACTGAAATAGCATATTCACCTGCTACAACTGCTGCGGTTGGGGCTAAGTCTTGGTGATCAGCCTTTGTTCCAACAATGGTTTGAACAAGTTTTCCTGCTGTTAATGCAACACCACCTGCTAAACCATATCTAAATACTCTGTCACCGTAGTAGAGAACCGATCCTAAAGGAATATCGTTTCCTAAAGAGTCTGTTATAGAAGTTGTACCACTTGTGAAAGGGTTGATAATTGAGTCTGGGTTAGATCCCTTACCAGTAAAAAAGTCGGTAGGTGCAAAGCCTAATATCGAACTTGTTCCAGTTGTGCTACCAATTTGGTACGCACCACCTTCGCTAGTTCCGTAAGTAGTCTCTGCTCCTGTTGAGCTATTCGTACGGTAAGTTATAAAACCGTTTTTAGACCTAACTGATCCAGTAAAACTTGTTTTAGCCATATCTTTCTCCTGTCTTGGCTAGTGTCTGCCGCACCATGCGACAGTCAGGGAAAAGGAAAGCGACTTACCTCATTACAGATTCTTTGCGAGTTTCCGTACATAAGTTAAAAATATAAGCCGCTCTCCTGTACCAGTTGCTTACGCTCCCGGCGAACCGTACATACCCAATGGGTCAGAAACGCCAAAGGAGTACCGCTCACGCGCCTTGTAGCGCACGTTACCCGTATCGAAGTCCCCGTCCATCGAGGTTTCCAACGGTGTACGCTCAAACATCTTCAGACTGTTCGGAACGTCGGTTGTGATAAAGAAGGCATCTGTGTCAGTCAGATAATGATTGACTTGATAGCCTTCAGGTATCGTACCGTTATTACGAATAGCGTTGATGTCGTTATCAGCCGTTGCAACCCTCTTATCGGACTCCAAGAGTCGCGTAGCTGTGAACATGAGCGCAGGAGGAACAACTAATGCCCTCGGACGAGCGGCAATCAAAAGTCCACGCTCATCTGTAAGCCCAGCAATGGTAACCACTGCCGCCTCCAGTGAGGTTTCGTTAAGATCGGCTGCCGTCGAAGGACGATTGTCGTTCGTTCCACCAGAAACAAGCGGATGCCCGCCACCACCAGTCACACCATCACCAGATGCAGTGAAGAAGTTAACTCCATCACCTGTCTGATAAGAATTGGTGAAACCGTTGTTGAGAGGATTAACAGCTTTCACCTGCTTGGTGTATGCCATAGCACGAGCGAGTGCCTTGGTATATCGCGCACTGAGGCTGTCATAGAGGTTGTCCTCCATGGCTTCCTCGGTAATCGCAAAACCCATTGCAATCGTTTCGTGGTTATAGCGAGCCGTGAAGGCTTCCTGTGCTGAATCGTAGGAAATTGCATTCCCTTCGTCCTTCACCGGAGCTGCACCAAAGCCGCTCAGCTTCACCTCTTCCTCAAACGAACGCTCGGATGACTCGGTTTCATAAATAACCGTATGCTCATCCTCGTACTTTTCATACTCCAGACCAAAAAGGGCATTCAGCCCCGGCAGGAGTTCTTTAAGCATTTGTGCTCTTGAAATAGCCATGCTAGATACCCCTTATATGCCTGTAGTATTGGTTAACTGATGCCCCGCGTTGAAGCGGAAAATGCCATCAGTATAGGAATCACCAACAGAACTTGTCGGGCCGTCAACAAAGTCAACGAGCCTTATTGGAAACGTGTTGGTGGTAGCGACTGTAGACGAATCACAAGCATTCTTGCTTCGACCAATCGTGGTTGAACCCGCTGTTTGAATAACAGAAAAGTTCGCGCCAAGTCCGGTCTGAGCAATCGTTGCATCCCCCTGCATCTTGAACAGGACATCGGGATCAATCAGAACATAAGCCGCAGCATCAGAAGCTACCATATCCGCAGGCCAAGTCTGATTAAAGGTCATCTGTTTCGTACTTGAATCAGTGTACTTACAGCCCATAAAAATACCTATGGAGGTTAGTGAGGCGGTTCCAGCGTCTTTTTCAACCGTTCCCGCCGTAACCAGCTTCACAAAATCCCCATAGAAGATAGCGGTGTCGTACGCGCTGGCAATCTTGATATGCTGCACTTTTCCCGTAAAGGATCCGCTCGAACTACAAGTACCAACAGGTTCCGCACCATTCGGAGTCGCAGAAGTAGCCATAGTATTACTCCTCTATGCTACGTTAAACACACAAGGCTGCACTCCGAATTAAAACGAAATGTCAGCCCTTCCCAAAGGTTGTGCGCGTACTTTTCTCTGGTCTCAATAAAGGCATACGCGGATCGTTTTCCCGCATGTAGTTTCTGTCCACTGAATCCATCTGCTGCTGGGCTATCTTCTGAAAATGCTTTGTGCGGCTCTGCATTTTCTCTTCAGGGGCTTTGCAAAGAAGCAGGCCACCCTGCTCAATCGCTCCCTCCCATCTGGAGTTAATGTCGGACTGCCCAACCATCTCAGGATGATCTTCCCTTTTAACGGGAACCCATCCATCCCTGAACTTCTGTGACACGTTGGTGTTATCAGGATGTCCCAGAACACTGGTTCTGATCCATCTGAATCTCCATCCGTCACGCGGTTCGGGGGTGGGTAATACAGAAGAAGGAATCCAAGAATCATCTTCTCGGACAGAATCTTCGCGGGTCTCGTGAGACCAAGGATTGCGCTCATCGGCCATGGGACATCTCCCTCTCTTTTAAGAGTTGGTTGGCGTACTGCTCCTGCGTTAACCCAAGGCGCTTAGCGAGGGCGCGTTGAGTAGGCTCTAGCTTCACTTTGCGGGGTCTGGCTCCGTTATTCCTTGCGGAAGGAGCTACCACCGATGAAGTATGTCTGACCGTCGAAGCCGTGGTTTGCCTAACACCACCTTGATCCGGCCATTCATAATCTGTAAACCTTTCTCTCATGCCTGCGTTGATAAAATCAAAATAGGCATTTGTGTTGGGGGCAATCCCCTTGTCCTGCACAGCGACACGATGTAAGCCATAAGCCAGACTTGTCATCAGCTTGGCCTTATTAGAACTCTGGTCTTCAAACCAAGGGTTCTCTTTCCCCCATGCAACCGCTCTAGGATTCGGCGGCTGTTGCCGCTGAAGCTGCTGTTGCTGCTGAAGCTGCTGCTGGTAAGCCTGTTGCTGGTAAGCCTGTTGTTGCTCAGGCGTTAACGGCGTGGTTTGCTGCCCGTTCTGGGCAGGAATGATCTGTTTTTCATGCCTAGCCGCCTCGGTAAGCTCTGTCTGGGCTTTAATGAGGCTTTTTTGCGACTCGATAATCTTATCGGTATCGCCCTGTTCGTAAGCCGTCCTGTATTCGGAAGTCGCACTGTCAACCGCCATTTCCGCCCGTTCCTTGATCTGACCGATCAGGGCGCTTTCTCCGCGCTGTATCAGGGACTCGTATTCACGGTTTTTGTTCGCAAGCTGCTGGGCGACCTTAACGGCCTCCTCTCGCATCTGCTCGGCAGCTTCTTTTTTCCTGCGCTCTTCGTGTTGTTCGTAACGTAACTTATTGATCCGTTTCTGAACTCTTTCGCTGTAATTCTCCAGCTCGTCATCGGAAATATCAGAATCATCAGCAGCCTTAACCTCTTCTGAATTGCTGTCTTCAGCCTGCCCTTCTTCGACAACCTCAAATTCCATATCAGCCTGACCATTGTCAGCTTTCTTGTCTTCGACGCTTTTCGTAATCTGGGTTGTTACCCCAAAGAACTTATCCTCTGAAGACTGAGGACTGCCTGATTCTGTCGTATCGGTAGTGTTTTCGGTTGCTTCGCTCATACCTTTACAATACCCCGTGGATCTTCGACTACAGCCTCAACGCTATCGTCATTGATTAAACGGAACTCCCTGCCATGTGCTAGGAATCGTGTGCCTGAATAACTCCGCATCACGACCCAGTCCCCTTCTTTGCAAAACGGCCCGGAAGGAAACCGCTTGGGGTCTGAATAAGCATCCGGCCCCACAGAGAGAACATAGCCGACAATAGAACCGACCTCTTCATCACGAAGTGATTGTTCAGATTTAATAATTCCGCCATCTGTTTTCTCTTTAGGAGCAGGCAAGGCAATCAGTATCTTGTAGCCTTTCGGCTCAGGTAGCTGAGTAGCTTTGCGAGCCTCCGATTCAGCAGCCTCTACTTCGTCAACCGCTTCCTCAGATATCTCGTTTTTTACAACCGTCAATGACTCCGCCATTAGACATCCTCTTGCACTGGAAGTTGGTGTCCAGAGCCACCTGCATCGCCTTATGCGACGTTTAGTACCTCATGATTCTTCGATCTTCTGTTTCAGATCAAGCAATTCCCGTTCCGCCGTTGCCAGTCCTTCTATGACACCACAACAGCGAGTGTATTCACTGTGGTCTTTGCACCCGCCTGTACTGATGTGATCGCTCATTTCGTTCATCATAATACGCAACCGTTTTTGCAGATATTCAAACGAATTTGTAACGATTTCTTCATTCACTCAGCAAGTCCTTTGCAATTTCCACGCCTAACTTAGCACCTTCTACCTGCTCTTTGCTAGCAATTCTTTTAGATTCAAGTTGTTCCATACTATTATCAGCGGCAATCTTAACCCCAAGTTTTGCTCCTTCTAAGCGTTCATGCTGTTTCATCTTCTCGCGCTCAAGAGCAGACTTACCTTCTGCTTTCTGTAAATCAGCCTGAATCTTAGCCATATCAGACTGAGCTTTGGCCTGTGCCTGCTGTTGCTTAATCTGTAATTCTTGTTGCTGCATCTGAATAATAGGATCTTCTGCCTGCTCCATTTGCTTACGCATTTGCGCTTCGCGCTGGTCTTTGCCCGTTAATTGCGCGGCAGCAGGAGCGACCAGTCTTGATAACCGCAATTCAATATCTTCAGGAAGCGTTTCTTCCGGCCCCGGCAGACTCGCGCCCAGTTCTTTCTCTATGCTTGCGCGGTAACCAAAGGCAACGTGTTCGGAAATATGCGCGGCCATCGCTGCCTGAGCCACCTGCGCGGTGGGGCTTTGTTCCATCAGTTCCATAATCTTAGGATCTTGAATGGCAGCCATGTGGGTCTGGATATGTGCCTCATGATCCTGATACATGAATGCCTTCACCGGTTCCCCGTTGATGATGTTCATGTTCTCAGTCACTGGATCAGCAATTTCTATTTCATCCTCCAGCGGCACAATCTTATCTGCCTCTCTGATACCCAGCACTTCCAGCATCTGACGGTGCAGTAACGGCATATCGTACATCTGTGGCGCTTGGGCAGCTAACTGCAATGCGGCCTGATACTGCATAATCCGTTGCGCCATTGTGCCTGCATTGGGATCGCTTACAGGAATGATGTCCACGCGGTCATCAAAGTCTTCACTCTTCAGTTCCTTGCCCGGAGTCTCATACGGATACTCGGTAGGCCCGAAATCACGAACAATTCCAGACAAAATCCTCAATTCCTTCCGCATGGAGGCATGAAGTCGAGCCTGAACCGCGCTCAACACCTTCATGGAGCGTTCTAAAATGGCTAAAGTGGTGCCTACAGGCGCTTCAGCGTTCATATCTGCCGCTTTTACGTCGGCAGCAGAGGCAAAACGCCTGCCTTCTTCGACAATATCGCCCAAAAGCTGATAAAGAACGCTACTAGGCTCTTTATAGGGCAAAAACGTGATGTTATCTCGGATTGCACCGCCGGGAACATCCACATCACGGAATTCACCGGGCATAATGGGCGTATCATCGCCTTTTATGCGTAATCCACGCGCTTTAAGCCCACCCGGCAGATTAGAAAGCGTTCCAGAGTCCACTAATTGACGTAAAATGCTCGTTGCAGACTTCGCCAGACCCCCAATCATGTGGATAAGCCCGAATCCGTAGAAACCAAGCCCCGGAAGGTACTGATAATGAACGAAATGCTCCCGTTTCATCCGCATGAGGTCGTCTTCATACCAATTTCTTCGGATCGACAGCACTTTTCTGCTGGATTTGTCGATACTGACCACATACGGCAACGCAATTCCGGTAGGTTCGTTGTCCTCTTCGTCCTCAAATCCAACTAAGTCTAGTTCTGCCTGAATTTCTAAAATGGTATGACGATGATCCAACTCATAATTGGCGGAATCACCCGTTAACTGATTGTATTTCCTCTCGATCTCGCCCGTATCTGGACTTGGATCGGGTAAATCAATGTCACTGTAAAAACCAGAGACCTGCAATTTACGCACCTCGTTGCTGGTGCGTTTCATCACATGGGTAGCGCGTTCACAAGTAATCAAATCCGCTGCGCCGTAGCTGACCACGAAGTCTTCGGCAGGCACAAACATCGAGCAAGGTCTCCCCATGCTGGGGTCGTAATAGACCTTTCTAAACGCAGAACCCGCCAGAGGCAGCGAGAACAGCATTTTCTCTGTCTCACCACGATATTCAGTCATCTTTTCGGTTAGCAAATAGTTAAGATAATCCTTAACTCGCTCTGCCTGATCGGTTTTTTCCGTGGTCACGAGTCCGACCACAGAGGTTTTCACCGGGCCAGAGGCAGGGAATATCTCCTGTATGGCCTGA